GGTAACGGTGAGAAGCTTAAAATCTATAACTGTAAAACACCAATCTCTGAAGTCTACGCATATCTTCCAGGAGATCATCCTTATGAGATAGCACCTAAAGTAGACTATGATACACAATTTGAAAAGTGTATGATTGACCCACTCAATAGAGTATTGAAAGCAATAGGCCTTCAAACATTAGATACAAACCTAATTTACGCTTCGGCATTATTTTAAAATAAAGAACATGGATAAACCAATTAGCAATTTTAAACGAATCATGGACCTAGTAGAACAATACCCCAACGACCAAGAACTTGGTAAAAATGTAAGGAAAGTTTATTGGGAACAAAGAAAAAACGTAACAAATCCTAATCAATTAAATATTTTTGATGATGAAGATACTAGAGATGATGTAATACTTGGATACGACTAATGGAAAATTCAATTAATCTAGAAGACCTTCCAGTAAAACAACAGATTTACGTTAGAGAATATCAAAGAATCTTACATGGTTTAGCAGATGTTCAATTAGGTATAGAAAATCTTTCCGATAAAGCTAAAGAGCTTACTAAAGAACTTAATGAGCTTAGAGCTAAGGAAAAAGAAGAGTTTGGTGATGATAATGTACTAGATAAAGTCTAGGAAACTATATAACATCTTACCATATAACAATAAACAAAAAGAATACAATGGCAAAAAAGAAATCATTTAGTTTTGATGACATTAATAAAGAATTAGCAGATATTAATCCGTTAGGTTCCGTTATGGAACATTCTAGTTTTAGTGAAGTTACAGAGTGGATAGACACTGGTAATTATCATCTTAACGCATGTGTAAGCGGATCATTATTTAATGGTTGGCCGAATAATAGATCTTGTTCAATTGCAGGTCCTTCAGGAACTGGTAAAACATACTTAATCTTAAACTCTATCGCAAGAGCAATTGATATGGGCTATAGCGTTATTTTTTATGATTCAGAAGCAGCAGTTGATAGAGAGTTAATGAAGAAGTTTGGTATTGATACTAATAAAGTAAATTACCAACCATGTAATACAGTACAAGACTTCCGTCAATCTGTAACTACAATTACTTCTAAAATGCAAGAGGTAAAAAGAGCTGGTGGTGAAACACCTAAAGTAATGATTATCTTAGATTCAGCTGGTAACTTAGCAACTGCAAAAGAAATTGAAGATGCTAAAACAGGATCAGAAAAATCTGATATGACTAGATCTAAAATCTTAAAGTCTATTTTTAGAATTATTATGACTCCACTTGCAGATCTTAAGATACCATTTATCTTTACTAACCACACATACCAAACACAATCCTTTATTTCACAGACGGTAGCAGGTGGTGGTACTGGACCAGAATATGCAGCATCAATTGTTCTATTCTTAGGGAAAGCACAGCTTAAAGAGGGCGGTGAAAAGACTGGTATTATTGTAACTGCTAAACCAAATAAAAATCGTTTTGCAAAACCACATCCAATTAAGTTCCACCTACATTTTACTGAAGGTATGAACAGATACGTTGGACTAGAACAATATATTGATTGGGAGGAAATCGGAATTGCAAAGGGTAGTATTGAAAAGGGAGTTAAAACCCCTAAAGCTACTGCAAGAGGTTGGATTTGTAAACACCTTGACGAAGCAGTACCTAATGCAGAATTCTTTTCAGAAAAAGTATTTACTGAAGAAGTACTACAAAAAATTGAAAAGAAAATTCAGCCACTTTTTAATTACAGCACTGAACATAGAGAGCTTAATGTAGATGAACTTCTAGCAGCAGAAGATGAAGATTAATAAAGATAAACTGCCGATTAAGTATATCCTAGGGATAGAAAAAGATCTGCCAGATTATCCTACTGCACTGGATGTTTTACAAGCTGAAGTAAAACTCTGTAATAGAAATCCAGACAGATATAAAGGTAGTTTTACCCTACATGCATTAAAGACTTATAGATTTCCAGAATCTAAGCCAGATAAAATTTTAGAATCTGCAAAAGAACTGGTAACACTGGGTTTATGTGAACAAACCAACGAAGAGCCCGGTAAAGAGGCCTTCAAAATTTTAATTAACCCATTTGAATAATGATAGCAGTATTTGACAATTTTATTAAAGACGAGAATCTACTAAAAGAGATACAAGATAATTACCAAGATATATTTAAAGATCCAGGTAACTATAAGTATTGGAACGGTTGGTGGAACACACCAGCAAATAATACAACAAAAAAAGTAATCGAATATGTTTGGGGAACACACTGTCCAGTTGCGGCTTCTTACAACATTGATGGATTTGAATACTGGACTGGTATTCAAACAGCTAAAAATGTTGAAGACGGCTGGTCAGATAATCTAAACATTCATTTCGATAAAGATGAGGCTTGGTGGGAAGAGTCGGGTGAAGTTGTAAGTCCAATTATAGGTAGTGTATATTATCCAGCAGGACAAGACTTCGATGGTGGAGATCTTGCAGTATATACAGACGGTAGAGATTCAACTCCAGAGATCCTCAAAGCAAAACCTAATAGATTCATTGTCTTTCAAGCTGGACAAGACCTACACATGGTACAGCAAGTAACACGCGGTATTAGAAACGCTATAGCAATCAACCTGTGGGAAGATGAACCTTATTCTAAACAAAAAGGACTTTTAACCATAGAACAGTAAAAATATAACATGCAGTTCGGACAAGACTTTGAAAAGATTTTCTTTAGACTCTCATTAGAGAAGCCAAAATACTTACAGGCAATTAAGTTTAACTTCTACACATCAGAAGAGATTGATGCCTTGAGTTTTTTAGCTAATAAGTTCTATACTAAATTTAATGAGACACCAACTAAAGAGAATCTTAAACTCTTAGTCCAAAATCATCCTAAATCAAAAGAGCGAGTATCAGATAGTATTTTAGATATTGTCTTTGATGTTGACCTAGATAAGTATGATGAGGAATGGTTGACTAATACTGCAGAATCTTGGATTAAGTGGAGAACATTCAATACGTCCTTAACAGATACTATTGAATATATTAAAACCACAGATGTTAATCCAGAAAATGTAGACGCAATCGTTACTAAAGTCAAAGGCTTAATTAACGATAGAAATAATCTAACATTTAATTCTGATCTTGGTCTTAACTTCTTTGAATTTGATTCACATGACCAGAAAGAATCTGAGAAAGTTAGTACAGGCTACAACTTCTTAGATAGAATGTTAGGTGGTGGATATGACAAGGGTGGTAATCTAGTAGTCTATGCTGGAGAACAGAATATTGGTAAATCTATTTACCTAGCTAATGATGCAGCTAACTTTGTTAAAATGGGCACAAACACTGTGGTTATTACTGCAGAGATGGCAGCACATAAATTCGTAAAAAGAATTGGTTCTAATCTTCTTAACATTAATATAAATGATTATGCTGAGAAGGCAAAAAACAGGGACCATATTAAGAGAAGATTAGAAACGGTTGGAGATGGATTTACTCCACCTGGAAATCTTTATGTAAAACAATTCCCAACATCTCAAGCTACAGTTTTAGATATTGAAGCCTATGTTGCTCAGATTGAAGAGGAATTACAAATTAAAGTAGGAGCAGTGGTAATTGACTATATTAATATCTTAGCCAATTATCGTAACCAAAATACGGAGAATACATATATGAAGATCAAGCAAATTGCAGAGGACCTTCGTGCTATGGGGATTCGTAATAATTGGTTGATTGTCACCGCAACCCAAATAAATAGAAACGGCTATAACTCTTCAGATATTTCCATGACGGATGTTGCAGAATCTGCAGGTCTATCACATACCGCTGATGTAATGCTTGGTATTATCCAAGACGACTTAATGCGTGCCAACCAAGAATATTGGTTAAAGGTATTAAAGATCAGAGATGGTGAAGGTAAAGGTAATAAGTGTAAACTAAATGTTGACTACAACTTTATGCGCTTAATAGAGACCGAAGATATTAGTACATCAAGTATTCATAGCATTTAAAAATAAACAAAACAATATGGCAAAAAATGATAAAATTTTTAATAATAGTTTTGATACACCAGAATTTGAATTGGGTACTATTAGCTTTGAGCTAGACCCATCTGTTAGAAATGACCAAGACGAAGAAGAAAGAATTCATTACGATATGATAGCTAGACTTATTCATGAATTAATTTTAAAGTCTAGATTTAAAGTATTTAATGACATCGACGCTCAGGGCAAATGTAATAAATTAAAAAAGAATGACGTTAATGACGTTTACGGATATATCATAGATGAAATTGGAAGCAATTGGTCTAAGATAGATTTATTTAGTGAAATGTGTATTTACTTTGATATTAAACCAGCAAAATTTTATAGCTCACTTTCTAATGTATATAAGGAAGATCTTATCCAAGAGCTGGATGCAAAAACAGGTATTTTAGAGAAGAAGAATATTAAAAAGTTATTTTAAATGATTGAACCCAAGGTAATTAAACAAGGAGCTAAAAGAGTTTGGATCCTTGGAGACTTACACTTTGGTGTAAGAGCAAATTCAGTAGAGTGGCTGGATATTCAAAAAGACTTCTTTGAAAATATGTTTATTCCAACATTAAAGAAGCACGTACAACCTGGAGATGTCCTAGTACAAGTAGGAGATACTTTTGACAATAGACAATCTATTAATATTAAAGTCTTAAGCTATGCAGTTGACCTCTTTGAAAGACTAGGTCAAATTTTACCATGTTATGTAATTTGTGGTAACCATGATATTTGGGCTAAGAAGTCAAATGATATTTCATCTATTGATAGTTTAAAATGGATTCCTAATGTACAAGTATATAAAGAGCCTGAATTACTAGATTGGTCTGGTAAGAAAGTTCTCCTAATGCCATGGAGGCGAGACGCAGAACATGAAGCAGAAACTCTTGCAGAATACCCACAGGCAGATATTGTATATTGTCATTCAGAAGTTAGAGGTATTTACCTTAATGCTAAAGTTAAAAATGAGCATGGTACGGATTCTAACATCTATGATAAGTATACAAGAGTTTATAGTGGACATATTCACTATAGACAGGAACGTGGCAAACTACTAATGGTCGGTGTACCATACCAATTAACAAGATCCGATAGAGATAATTCAAAAGGATTTGATCTAGTCAACTTAGAAGATATGGAAGAAACATTCTTCGAGAATCATATTTCCCCTAAGTTCTTAAGATATAATATTAAAGCGCTATATGATATGCCTCTTGGCAAGTTTAAGGAGCAAATAAAAAATAACTTTGTAGATCTATTCGTACCATCGCAGATCGCTACAACCAATGCATTGAGCAAACTGGTTAATGAGATCCAACAAATTTCTAGAAAACTAGAGCCGAATATCTATGAAGAAGATTCATATATCGATAAAGATTTTTATGATATTAGCGAAATTGAAGAGATGTATAAGAACTATAATATTCTTAATCTTTGCAATATGTATGTTGATAGTATGAAACAAGACGAGGATTTAGCTCTAAAACTAAAGAGCAAGTTAAAACAATTGTACACACAATGTGCCTACAATTATGACACCGACAAATAATGAGAATAGACTATATTGAGTTTAAGAACTTTGCTTCATACGGAAACCAAAGACAACGAATAGATTTTAAACATGACGACTCAGAGTTATTTTTAACATTGGGTAAAAATGGTGATGGTAAAACAACTATTGCTAATGCAATTATCTATGCTCTTTATGGTAAAGTTGAAGGTGTAAAGTTAGCAGACTTACCTAATCGTATTAATAAAGAACTTCATGTAAAGATCGGTTTGAAGTGTGGTACGATGGTGATAGAAATAGAGCGTGGTATTTCACCAAATAAATTTAGTGTATTAATCAACGGCGTTGAATTCGATAAGGCGGGTAAGAAATCTGTACAAGAGTATTTAGAAGATGAAGTATTTGGTATTCCATATCATGTATTTAAAAATATAATTATTCTATCAGTAAATGATTTTAAATCTTTCTTGACAATGTCAAATCAAGATAAGAAGCAGATTATTGACAGAATGTTTGGTTTCTCTATTCTTAATGATATGCAGAGGCAAATCAAAGATGAGCGTAGAGATATTAAATTTGATATTGATGCTTATGATGCTGAGTTAAATCAGATTCTAGACTCTATTGCTTCAGTTAGGGGTAAACTAAATACTCTACTAGAAGAATCTGCTACTGCAAATAAATCTAAGATTCAAGAATTAAAAGATCAGTTAGTTACTCTACATGAAACAGTATTAGATATTGAAGCTAATCGCCAGAAGGAAGAAGATGCGATGAATAGGTTCAATAAAGAATATAACGAAAAGAGAACTGAAGCCGGAGATATTAAAAGAGAAATAGATTATCTAAATAAGAAGTTAAAGTTATATGAGAGCGGACATTGCCCAACATGTGAAACTAAATTAACTTCTGATTGGCATAAATCTCAAAAAGATTCATTTAGCGAAAAGATTGGAACCAGTACAGATGATATTAAGTCTATTAAAGCAGAGATGGATGTTTTACAAGATAAAGTCCTTGAAGCTAGAACTGCTAAACTAGATTTAGAAGGTCAGATCTCAGATAATAAGGTGACAATGCGAGGTCTTAAAGCTGAGCTAATGAAATTAAAAGATACTCCAGAAGGAGCTGACTTCGATCACTTAAGAGGACTTATTACAGAGTTTGAAGAGAAAGAGACTAAGAAATCTGCAAGCAAAGATCAGCTAAATGGTGACTATAATTTTATGGAGATTGTAGAACAAGTATTAGGTGAAGATGGCGTAAAGAACTTAGCAGTTAAAACTATTCTACCAGGACTTAATACTAATATAGCTGCAATGGCTCAAACGATGCACTTGCAATTTCATATTAGATTTGATGAGAAGTTTAATTGTATTATTAATCACCTAGGTGAAGACATTAATCCTATGACACTTTCAACAGGAGAGCGTAAGAAGGCTGACTTTATCGTGATTGTGGCAATTATTAAGATCTTAAAATTAAGATTCCCACAATTAAACCTCTTATTCTTAGATGAGTTATTATCTTCGGTAGACCATGATGGAGTTTACAATATACTTAAGATACTTAATCAAGTAATTAAGGAACATAAGATAAATACCTTTGTAATTAATCACTCAGTACTACCACATGAGATATTTGACAAGAAGATTCAAATATATAGAGAAAATGGATTCTCTAAATTTACCATCGAAAGTATAGATTGATAGAGATATATAATAAAACAAACAAAATAAAGAAATTAAAATATGGCAACAGCAAGATATTTCGGCATAAAGCCAACTAACACAACTTATGGCGTATCGGGTTACAGCGATGAAGCATTCTTATTAGTTCAAAGCACATCCGCAGATCAAAACTCTCTAGGTGCAGTTCCTGACAACGCAGGTATGGTTTGGCAAGTTGGACCTAATGAAGATCAACATGTGCAGATTATTGCATATACAGTTCATGCTGTAGAATCTTCTAACGGTGTAGGTTATCCTCAATTGTTTAATTCAATAGGTGACCAACCACACGACTCACTTCCAAATAACCCGAGTGGTGATGGTACTCCAGGTGACCCAAATACTGCAAGAATTGCATTTAAAGGTAGTGGAAATAAAGCATGGACCAACGATGAGTTTATCGCATTGGTCAGCGAGATTGCAAACTTAGAGGGTAATGGCCCGAATGCAATTAACAATATCACAGCCGCTGAGAACTATATTAATTCAGGTTCACATTGGACTAACTTTACTGCAACTGCAACAACTAGTGCAACAACTGAAGCTCCTCAAAATTATGATTATTATCTAGTAAAACCTTGTGGAAGCGAAGAGCAATTTATATTCCGATTTGACCAAGGTCTGGCACTGGCTGAAGGTTCAGCATATCAAATTAATACGGTATTATGGAATGGCGAAACGCCAGCAGCATTTAATGAAGTTAATAGCTATGTAGTAACCGCTCCAACTGCTGATACTAACTGGGTTGGTTATGATGGAGATCCAAAACCAGGTACATGTGAGTAAAAACTATATAAAATCACATTAATGTAAAGAATGGCCAATAGAGATATTGGCCATTTTTGTTTCTAATAAAAGGTGATATATAACCTATGGCTACATACAACTTAAAATTTAACAAAGATGATTCAGTTATTAGACACATTGTGGTGGGTCTATTGGCTGACCTAAACTCTAAATTGAGTTTCCATAGACAGATTAGTAATGACGAAAGGGTAGAGATAGACGTACCATTCTTTTATGCCGTATCTGGAGATGAAAATTTCTTAAAGGACAATTTATTATTCTCAAATGTAAATGGAGAGACCTGTGATCCTGATGGTGAGTTCGCAGATGGTAATTATGATAAGGTACCAAGAGGTATTGTTAATCTAACATCATTTGCAGTAGACCCTTCTAAACTTGTTAATAAGAGGAATATGGGTAACTATATGATGATGAATAACGATGGCCTAATGGAAGGTTATGTAGCAGAATTTGAAATGATTCCATGCTTAATAGGAGTTGATGTAGAGATATTAGTATCTAGTCAATTAGATCTATTTAAAGTTACAGAGGCCCTTGTTAAGAAAATGTATAAGGCTAATTTCTATCATATTGACGCAGGTCATTTAGAAGAGGGTACTTACAGAATTTCATCTGAATATATGATGCCAGATGATTATACACAAGAGCGACCAATTGAATATTCTTTTGATGATAAATCAAACCACAAAGTAACATTTAGTTTAGAGATTAATTCATTCGTACCTTCGTTTGATTTTGAAGAAGATACTTATAGAAAATATACAAGAACCACATACGCGGCTTCTACCGCTTTCCCGTCTGGAGTTATTTGTGCAGACTATGAAGATCCTAATAGCTTCTTAGATCCAAGTAAAACACCAAGTGTTTACTTTGATAGTTACAAACCAGCTAAATGGGAATCTAATGGTCAATTGTGGATTAAAGTAGAAGAGGGCATCTCATGTTCAGATGTTACAGCAGATTTAGGTAAACAACTTACAACAGAAAGTCAAATTAAGAGAGTTACTAGACGTAGAAAACAGGCAAATAGAATGTTTACAATTGGTAACAGTAACAACTTAAATCCAATTAGTGGTCAGGCAGATGCAGCACTACAGGGCGATCAATATACAGTCAAAGCTAAGCGCTTCCCATGGGGTGATAACATTGACGAATAATATGATGATATATAGAATAAGAAAACAAAAATAACTTGATAATGACAAATACAGTTAATAACAAAGTTACATCTCCAGTTTTAGAGCATGGACAGGGTCATATCTTCCATTCAGCCGGAGCTAACTTTAAAATTACAGGCAGTCATATCGAAACAATTACTGAAACTAATGATCTATTTCAGACACTAGTAGCTGCTAATAAAGTATTCGATATTAATGAAACAGGAGTTTCATTTTACTATGACTATAATAGAAAAAGATCAATTACTAAAATAGAAGAAGGTTCTGTTAAGAACTTTGGTCAATTCCTAGAATTACATGATAAGCTAGATTTCTTAAAAGAATCTGCAAAAAATATAAGACTTTCAGGTAATAAAGGTGATGCCCTTTCTAAAGTAAATAAAGAGATTGAAGATACTGGCATGTTAATTGCTGAGTCTAAAGGTAAATCTTTAGTAATTGAATTTAGATATGTAGCCGAATCAAACACATTCTTTGCTGGTAATATTGAAATACCAATTGATAGCAATGAGTCTTTAGCAGAAAGATTTTTTACTATTGGTTATATTAAATATGCTGATAAGTCTTTACTAGAAGCATTCCAAATTGCAGCAAAAAACTTTAAATCATTTAAAGTTTTAGATTTTGTAGTAGAATCTAAATCAAATCAAATTACCGTAGCTACTATGAGAGCTGAGGGTAATGCTTTTGTTTATAGAGTAAACGAAGAAACTAAAATTTCTAAATTTAAAAAGATGTTGGCAAGTGCTGCAATTCAATATGTTGCAGAAAATACAGGTGCTGACGTAACAGAACAATTCTCTGATTTACTAGAAGAGGCTAATAGAGTACTTGAAATGAAGAATGAAAAGATTTCTCTTTACAAAGAAATGTTAGCGTTCTTATATGACCAAAGAGGTAGATTAGCAGAAGCAGACAGAAACTTACCAGATATTAAAGCAGCTGATAACCTAATCGAAACTGAAATTTCTAAACTAAAAGAAGAGATTTCAATTTTAGAAGAAGAAACTCTATCTATTGAAGACGGTTATGTAAACGCAACTACTAAAGGTGAAGTTGAAGGTCTACCAGAAGGTGCAGCTCTAAAAGTTGATGCTGTTGAATTTAACCAAGCAGGTAAGAATGATATTCTAACTGTTTTTGTTGAAGACAAGCCATTCAGAGTAGAGAAGTACAAGATTAATATCTCAGAAGAAGATAACATATAAGCTCCTCGCTTTATATTAATTTATAGGAAAAGCTCATTTCGAAACAAATGGGCTTTTTTTCATATAACTAGTAATCAATTAGAAGAAAACTGTGCCTAGAAAAAAGAATTACTTAAATAACAGAGATTTATACGATCAGATCGTATTATCTAAGGAACAGGACAAACTAACACCTGATGCAGAAAAAATGCTAATACTAATCTCTGAAAGAGCAATTAGAAAATTAGTTTATCTGAATGAGGATGATAGGAATGACTGTTTACAATTTGCGATATTAGACCTATTAAAATACTGGAGAAACTTCAACCCTAAGTATACTAACGCATTTGCATATTTCACAGAGATAGCAAAACGTGGTTACGCTAAAGGTTGGAATAAAATCCACCCGACTAAATATAAAAATACATTGTCAATGGATCGTATTAACACTAAAGGTGGTGATGGAGAATCCGGTATGTTTAACATCTAATGTCGATAAAGAACTTAAAACCCAGCAGTAACTCTGGATTTGTACAAGGTTATTATACACCTGAAAATCCTGATAAATATATTGGTCCAACACCAATCATTTATCGTTCCTCTTGGGAAAGAAAGTTTTGTATTATGTGCGATACTAAAGATAACGTATTAAAATGGTCTTCAGAGCCGGTACAAATTAAATACCGCTCGACTATGGATAAAAGAGAACATACTTATTATCCAGACTTCTATATGAAAACTAAAGGTACAGAAGAAGAGGGACCTATCGAATGGCTGGTTGAAATTAAACCAGAAGCACAGATTAAAAAACCACTACCCCCTAAAACTAAATCTAAGAAGGCGCTTAATTCATATAAGTTTTTAGCAGAACAATACATTAAGAATAGAGACAAGTATGCTTATGCTAAATCCTGGTGTGAAAATAGAAACTGGAGGTTTATCGTCTTAACAGAAAAAACTCTTAAATAATGGGCCTGGTTAAAAAAGAAATAAGAGAGTTAAGTAAAAATGCTGGTGGTAAAACTAGAGCTAAAGGAGAAGCTGAAGCTTGGTTTGAGAACTCTAGGAAATCTATTAGAGAAACCATGGTTCAAAAAACAGCAACTAGGTTTAGACCTGGACAAATTTATGTATTTAGATATGATGACCCTAAGTATGCCGAATGGTGGGATAGAAATCCATGTGTATTAGCACTGGATTCCGCTGGCAATAATGACTGTGGCATTAATCTAAACATGTTACCACCCAATGTCAAAGAAGAATTGTTAGATGTAGTATACGAGAGATACTCCGGTTTTATTAAAGGACAATCAAGTAAACCAGCAAAATCCCAAAGACCTTTAAGTTTTAGTTGGGATGGTGCAAAACAATTCTTAAGTAGAGCTGGGTTCGATTTCGCGATTAGACAATATATCCCTAGTCGTAAATCACAACAAGCAGTTGTAGGTTACGAGAACTGGCCAAGAATGGCACTCTGTGATTTTACCCAATTAGATGGTAAGTCAATTGGAGCTATTAGAGCTATGTTCAGAAACCACTTAAATAAATGAGATATATAAAACAGAAATAATAATATATTATGGCAGGATTTACCGAAAAAAGAAACGGACCATTTAGTTCAAACAGCAGACCATTTAGCCTTTCAAACGCTTTGAAAACGCTAAGTTCTTTTGGCATGCGTTATGATGATATGGTATTAAGACAATCTCAAGCGATTGGCCCAATGGAAGACCAGTTTGGCTATAGAGAGATGAACCCGTTCGGCCTAGACAATGATGATATTTATGGTGCGTTTGCCGCACTATCAATGGGTGATATTAATATGAAGAAGAACGTACCGTTCTTTGATATTGATTACCCTGGTAAAAGAGATGAATTAAGAAGATTCTCATTAAATGATGAGATTGAAGATATTTTAGATATACTTTGTGATGAAGCAGTTGTATATGATGAAAAGAATTTCTTTGCACAGCCTTCAATTATGGGACTTGATGTCTCTGATCAGGTTAATAAAGACCTTAACAAATACTTTAGACAAATCTATCACTACTTTGGATTTAATGGTGAACAATCAGCATGGTACTTCTTTAGAAAATTCCTAGTTGATGGTTACTTATCTTTTGAAATAATTTATTCCCCAGACCAAAAGGAGATTATTGGTTTTAAAGAGATTGATCCAATTACCCTAATGCCAGGCTTTAATAAAGACGATGGTAAGAAAGTATGGGTACAATATAAAGATGATCCAGTAAAAGAAAGAGTGTTATATGATTCTCAAATTATTTACATTGCATACTCTTCACTTTCGACTGCATCTAGAGTTAGTTACGTTGAAAGATTAGTTAGATCATTTAACCTACTTAGAATTATGGAACACACCAGAGTAATCTGGGCAGTGACTAATGCTTCATTCAGAATGAAGTTTATTATTCCTGTTGGTGGTAAATCTAAAACTAGAGCAAAACAATCGTTAGCTCAGTTAATGAATAACTATAAAGAAGTTGTTGACTTTGATTTTGAATCAGGTTCATTAACTACAGACGGTAAGCCAATGTTACAATTTAATAAAGAGTATTGGTTACCTTCTAAAGATGGTGAGCAACCAGAAATCGAAACTCTTGGAGGTGAAGGACCAGATCTATCAGATACAGAGGCACTTAAGTACTTCTCTGATAAAATGAAAGAGGTCTCAAAAATTCCTTACAATAGATTCTTATACGAAGATGATGGTGGTGACTATGCCCTAGCAGGTGATGGGATGGTAAGAGACGAAATTAAGTTTGGTAAATTTATCAAACGTTTAAGATCAGTCTTCCAAGAGATATTAGTTAAGCCACTGTATATTCAAATGTGTCTTAAGTACCCTGAATTCCAAGACGATCCACAGTTTAAAACTCAAGTAGCTTTAAGATTTAATGAAGAGAATGTATTTGCTGAATTAAAAGAGCAGGAAATCATGCAGCTAAGATTAGACTTTATCTCAAGCATGAGAGATTCATTAATGACTACTAATCCAGAAACTATGGAAGAAGAATACTATTTCGATCAAGAATATCTGGTAACTAAATACCTAAAACTAACGGATGACGAGATTAGAGCTAACAAAGCCTATAAGGCAAAGGAGGCTAAAGACAACGCAGAGGAGCCTGAACAAGAGGACCCTAATGCACTATAACCTAGATTCTGTAGAAAAAGAGATATATAAATTATGAAAAACGATTTTAAAATTATCAGAACCTTTGAAGAGTTTGTATCTGAAGATGCCTTAAAGGCAGGAGAAGACTCTAAAATTTATGTCGAAGACTTAACTTTAGATGCTGGTCCAACTATTAAATCAGCAGAAATCTTAGGAGCTATTACTGCATCTAAAACAGAGAATGAATTTAAAGAGTACTTCTATAGCGAGTATGGTGTTGATTCTTTCGCTGAAGGAGAGATGGATATTTTAGCAGCCTATTATCTAGATAAAGAGGCTGAAGATGCTGAAGAGGAGAAAGCGAAGGAGAAGGAAGAAGATGCTGCTGGAGATGGAGAAGAAGATCCATTAGCGGGCGTTTAAAAGATATTAAGATAATTGCATAATACAACAAGATATATAATAAAAATAGATAAACCATAGATATGGCAAACAAAAACGACTTATTGATCGTAGAAATGTCTTCATCACAGTTAAAAGTAGCTGCTGGTGAGAACAAAGAGTACATTCTAGAAGGTATCTTTGGAGAAATTGACTCCAAAAATAAAAATAATCGCATCTACACTGAAGACGAGTATGTACCTCAAATTCAGCAATTACAAGATAAGATTAAATCTTCTAAACTATTAGGTGAGTTAGATCACCCACAACAGTTCGATGTATCTCTTAAGAATGTGTCTCACATAATTGAAGAACTTTACTACGACAAAGATAACAAACACGTAATGGGTAAGATCAGACTTCTAGATACTGACGCTGGTAGACAGGCTAAAGCGCTTGTAGATGCTGGTGTACCTTTACAAATCTCTTCTAGAGCAGCTGGTGCCGTTGAATCAAACGGTAAAGTTAAAATCAAACAATTATTTACTTATGACTTAGTTGCAGATCCTGGATTTGCTAATGCAGAGTTAAAGAGAGTAAATGAATCCTACGGTTTTGACGACAATTCAGGTCTATGGATCTATGAAATGAACGGCGAACAAGAAGTAGCACAAGAAATTACAGAAACCAATATAGAAACAAATAATAATAAAAACATGGCAGAATTTGTAAAGGCTGAAGATTTCCATAAGTATTCTGAGTACTTAGCTGGTGAAATCAAGTCACTAAAAGAGTCAATCGGAGCAAACAGTGAAGATGACACGTTAGAGAACGTAAAGTCTCATAACGATCACATCGTTGAAAGCGTCAATACTCTCTCAGAATATGTTGAGTATTTAGCTGGCAAATTAGATGAATCAATCCAATATACAGAACATGTAGCTGAAAAAGCTGATCAAGGCATTTCATATACAGAAAATATTGCAGAAAAATTAGATCAAGGTATTCAATACTCTGAGCATTTAGCTGAATCTATTAGTAAAGTGAAAGATTTTGCTGATCAAGTTGCTGAAAGTAACAACTCTAGTACAGAAACTGCAGAAAGCCTTTTATCTTATGTTGACTATTTAAAGGAAAACTTACAGTCTGTATCTGAATATGCAGAATATATTGCTACTTCAATCAACGAAAACTTAGTAACTGAAGAAGAAGTTGAAGAAACTGAAGAGGTTGAAGAAACTGAAGAAACTCCAGAAGTAACTGAAGAAGAAACTCCAGAAGTAACTGAAGAAGAAACTACTAACGAAGAGGAAGTAGAGGAAACAGAAGAGGTTGAAGAAACTGAAGCTACTGAAGAATCAGAAGAGACTACTAACGAAGAAGAAGTTGAAGAAACTGAAGAAGTTGAAGAAACTGAAGAAGTTGAAGAAACTGAAGAGGTTGAAGAAACTGAAGAGGTTGAAGAAACTGAAGAGGTTGAAGAAACTGAAGAAGTTGAAGAAACTGAAGAAGTTGCTGAAACTGAAGAAGTAGAAGAGACTGAAGCTACTGAAGAATCAGAAGAGACTACTAACGAAGAAGAAGTTGAAGAAACTGAAGAGGTTGAAGAAACTGAAGAAGTAGAAGAGACTGAAGAAGTTGCTGAAACTGAAGAGGTAGAAGAGACTGAAGAAGTTGCTGAAGAAGATGAAGCTGGTGAAGGTGCTGAAGAAGTTGCTGAAGAAGAAACTACTGAAGAATCTGAAGAGGTTGAAGAAGAAGTTGAAGCTACTGAAGAAGGAGCACATGAAGAAGATGAAGTAGAAGAAACTGAAGAGGTTGAAGAAACTGAAGAGGTTGAAGAAACTGAAGAGGTTGAAGAAACTGAAGAGGTTGAAGAAACTGAAGAGGTTGAAGAAACTGAAGAGGTTGAAGAATCTGCTTTAGATACTTACAAAAAAGAAATTTCATCTAAATTAGATGCATTAGTAGAAGCTGCTCAAGTAAAAGAAAATGAAAATCCTGCATTCTTAAATGTAGTATCAAGTTCTATACAAGAGTCTTACCATGCACTAAATGAAGATGCAAAAACTGAAGTTAGAAATAGAGTTACAAAAAGAGCATTTATGAATGAAGCACAAATCAGTGCAATCATTGAAAACGCAGATGCTGTTGTTGAAGCTAGAAATTCTGAACCATTCTTTATGGCTGCAATGCCTACAGAATATAAAGAGAAGTTTGAATCTCTAACTGAAGGAAAACAAAATCAAATCAAAGCTCAAGCGAACTACCATACTCTAAATACTGAGTATCAAGTTAGAAACTTCTGGGAAACTAGAGATCTAAGAGAGGTAAAAGTTGACCTAGAAAAGTTAGCGGCAGTTAACGAATCAGCAGTTGCTGATAAGAAAGAAGAGCCACTATATGATGTGTCTAGCTACGCTGAAAGTTTAAAGAAAAGATTTAAAAAGTAAAGATATATAATTAATCGACGATATAGAGTGACAGAAGCAGAACACTCAAGCAAGTCGAGTTCAGAAATGAACGCTTAAACAAAACCATTAAAAAAACAATTTAACAAAATGGCAAATTTAATTAATGAAGCTGAAGTTAGAAACACTTGGTCTCCGATTATCGAAGAAGCAACTGGTATAACTGAAAGCTCAAAGCTAGCTTGGATGTCAGAATACTGCCACAATCACAAGCTTTATGAAGATTCATCTGTAATGACACTAGGTAATGGTGGTGCAGGTGGTAACATCTTCGGTATGGGAGCAACTAAGTTCCCAACTGCAGGCGCTGCAGACGGTTCAGGTGACAAAGCTCCAACTTTATTACCTTTAGCGATGCAAGTTGCTGCACAAACAATCGGTTTAGACCTAGTACCTGTTGTACCTATGGCTGGACCAATGGGATTACTTTCTTACCTAGACTTCGTATACGAAGGTGGTAAAGTAGGAGGTTCTGAAACACCAACTTACATCAAAGCTAACGTCGGCCAAGCCGCTGCTGGTAATGATACTGATGCTGGTACTTCAAGAATCGATGGTAAACCAATTATCAAAATCAATGATGCATTAGACGCAAACGCTGGTGAAAATTCTATCGCTGATAGATATGCTGGTGCTGAACTAGTTGCTGCATTAGAAGATCACATTCCAGGATTCTCTGGTGCTGGTGTTGAAGGTGGCAAAGCTGCTTACGAACCAATGTCAAGAGGTTTCGGTGAACAAGCTAATGATAAAGTAATGGGCTTAAGCTTATTCTCTAAATCAGTTTCTGCAGAGACTTTCCAAGTAGCTGCTGCTGTAACTAGAGAGCAAGTTCAAGACCTTAAACAATTCGGTGTTGACGCTGTTGCTCAAGTAGAAGCAGTTTTAACTAATGAATTAACTCAGTCAATCAACGAACACATCTTAGGTAAAATGAGAGCCTTAGCTGCTGGAAATGACGGTGTAGGTAACTTATCATTTGGTGCATTAGCAGGTGGTGAAACTAAAGCTGACCAACATAGATCAATCTTAACTTCAATCCTTGCTTCTGCGAATTTAATCGCACAAAGAGGTAGAAGAGGTGCTGGTAACTTCGCAGTTGTCGGTGGTTTGGTTGCATCTGCATTACAATCAGTTGCTGGTTTCGTTGCATATCCAATGGCTAATACTGTTAACCAAGTTGCAGGTTCAATCTATCCTTTAGGTTCTGTTGCTGGTATTAACATTTACACTGACCCATCAATTGGTTTCGGTGATCTAAATGTATTAGTTGGTAGAAAAGGTGACGGTAACGGACCTGGACTAGTATTCATGCCTTACTTAATGGCTGAATCAGTACAAGCAATCGTTGAAGGAACTATGGCTCCTAAAGTAGCTGTAAAATCTAGATACGCATTGGTTGAAGCTGGATTCCACCCAGAAACTCAATATGAGTCTTTCGCTATTACTTTAGCTCAAGATGTTACATTACTATAATCTAGTAAAGTTCATATAACTATATTAAAGGCCCTCTTTTGAGGGCCTTTTTTTTGCTTTAAACTTTAGAAAAGTTCTATATATAATAGGTAAACCATATTCTAACAATGAGTATACCTAAGATTATTCATCAAATATGGATTGGACCAGATCCTATTCCAAAAAAATATCAATATTTTATCCAGATGATGAAGGACATGCATCCGGATTGGCAGCATATCCTGTGGGATAATGATATGGTATTTAATGGTATATTTGCTGAAGATGAGTACTTAAAAGGAGTAAAGACTAAGATTGGTAGTGAATATTTAATGCAACCTGCTTTTGTTGCAGATAGAGTCAGGCTATTAATCTTAGATAAAATGGGAGGTATTTATGTTGATACGGATGCTAAACCTATTAGGTCTTTTAATGAAGTCATATCTAAATTATCAAAAGATTGTAAAATATTTGCCGGGTTAAAAAATGATACAGAATATGGTCTTATGGCAGATGTTACAGTGTTAGGGGCCACTCCTAATAACCATCATTTAAAACATATTATTAGTAGGTGGCATGATGGTATGTATAACCACCCCCTAAGTGGTCTGCATATATCGCGAGAACTGCTCAGAATAATAGATTGGGATATAACTTTATTTAAGAAAGAATATTTCTATAATGAATTTATTACTTCAGAAACTATAATCCTACATGAAACTGATGATAGAGCACTCTCATGGCAGTCCATGAGGCCAGAATGGGTCGATGATGAAGAAACAGATACAGAAGAAGATATATAGTTAAAGACTTATTTTAAAATAAAAATATAAGATGGCAAAACTTAGACCAATAAAACCTCTTTTAACACAAGAGGCTTTCGAAGCCGAAACGGGAAGTATTTCCAATCCGGAGCAAAATATAGCTCCAGTAGCGAAGGCAAATATGAATACAGTTTTAGCTAATCAAACCTCTATTAAGACAGGCGAAGAAGTTAGAGCTGATATTATTAAAGATGTTGATGCTATATTAACTAATCTAGATACTTTATCTAAAAGAATTAGCGAAAGCGTAGATAACGATTTTTTTTTTCAAGAAAATAGACCAATAAACGAAAGCCTAGCAAATATCATAGGTTTTGTTAAGAAGCAGGCTAATTTTGTAAAAGGCATGGCATTGCTAAAAGGTGACTATAAGAAATTGTCAATGGAAGCTAATGCAGATATTATTTCAGCAAAACAATATGATGCAATAAAAAAGATCGAAGCTAAGATCGATCAAATGAAGCGTGCTAGAGATGAGGCCAAGGGTCCTAAGAAGGACGCAATCCAACAAAAAGCAATCGCTACAATTAAAGCTCTTAAAGAAAAGAAGGCAGATGTTAGTGAGAAGTTTGAACAGGCAAAAGAACAAGCAGTACAGGCTTTAGAAGAAGCCGGTGAGAAAATGTCTAAGTATGAGGAAAACATGCCAGGAGGCACTGAGGGAGATCTATACAAAAGCACTAAAAGAAAGATCACTAACGAAGTAAAATTAGAAGGTCTTAAAGAAAAGGGTAGAATTGCAAAAGAAAAGGGTAAATCCGATGCTGCAAAAGAGGCTGCTGACGAGCTTAAAAAAATAGGCGCTAAATCTAAAGAAACAGATGCTGCTATTAAAGAACTTTCAAAAGATGTCGATCCTAAGCTAGAAGAGCAAATCAGCAAAATTCAAAACGAACTCGATAGAGAAAAGGATGAAGATCTTGAACCATTAAAGAAACAAATTGCAGATAAGAAAAAAGAATTAGTAGACGAAACAGATCCATCAAAGAAAAAGTCAGCTGAGGCAGATCTAGCTGCACTTAAACAACAAGAAGCTAAAACAGAAGAAGGTATCTACTACTTAGAAGATTACCTAGAAGAGTTAAAGGCCGAAAGAGCTGCATTAAAGGGTGAGGACTACGATAAGAAAGATTCTAAAGTAGGTAGTACTAAAGATGATACGGAAGATACTGGTAACGCTTTAATGAAAGATGACGGAAAAGAAGATGTTGAAAAAGAAGAAGCTCCTAAGTCTGATGAAATTGAAAATGCTGAAAAAGCATTAGCTGCTGCAGAAAAAACATTAACAAGCGACCAAAAGAAATTAAAAAAGATACCTAAAGAGATTAAAAAAGTTGATACTGGTATTGCAAAAGCAAAAGAAACTTTATCAAAAGCAGATCCGGAAGTCGAAGAGGCCGAATCTTCTCCACAGGATGCTGCAATTCAAGTCGCAAAGGACGAGATTGAAGATCTAACGCAAAAAAAGAAAGAGCTTAAAGATAAAGAAAAAGAATTAAAAGACGAAGTGATTCCTAAAGATGAAACATCAGTAAAAGATGCAGAAATAGATTTAGAAAGAGCTAAGAAGAAAGAGGAAATAGATGGAATTAAGAAAAAACAAAAAGCTAAATACGAATCCAAAGAATTAACTTGGGAATCTTTAAAAGAAGACCTAGGGTTAAATCAGAAAGAAGAGAAATTACATGAGTCCTTCTCGGTTGCTGATAAAATAAGATTAATTTTAAAGAGATAGATTAGACTTAGCGTTCTTTTTAGCAAGTAATAGAAACTCCTCTCGTTGTTCGAGCAGGAGTTTTTTACATTTTTTACGAAAGTCAATTGAGGATTTAAGTATACGACTATCCACCATCGGCGCTTCTAATACATCATAATATTCAGGGTGTATGAAATTCTTTAAATCGAAATTCATAAACTTAGCCCTAATAGGTTTAAGCGAGATGGCACAATACCAATCAATAGTATTATATGAAAGCTCTAGTCCTTTTTCATCCATAGCTCTATCATTTACTATATCCCAATAGATCTTGGTATTAGTTCTAGAGTTTGGTCTTTGTATTTTCAAGACACATGCCATAAACTGGTCATCATCCGACCATTTAGCAAGATTCCTATGTGTTATTAGAAACTTTCTTAAGAATCTCGGTAAGTACTTTAGAACAATACCATATCGGTTCGCTGGCCAAGGGCCTCCTGTCTTCTCAATTCGTATACTCATATAGTATATTTATCTATGAAACATTTTAGCCATCTGGTACTATAATAACTAAACAAAGTTGTATGCAATCAATAAACCAACTCTTTACCGAAAAGTATCGGCCAAAAAATTTACAAGAACTTATACTGCCTGATGCAGTTATGAATAAGTTTAAAGATGGACTAGTCCAGAATATGCTGTTTGCGGGCTCACCTGGGACAGGTAAGACCTCTACTGCAAAAGCCATTGTAAATCAATTTGAACTGCCTTATTTGTACATCAACGCGTCCACAGACACATCTGTAGATGTAATTAGAACTAGAATTACAGATTTCTGTTCTACAGTCTCAATTATGGATGAGCCTGGAATGTTTAAAGTAGTTATCCTCGATGAGGTTGACGGTGTATCGGATCAGTTTTTTAAAGCACTTCGTGCTACAATGGAGCAATTTGCATCCAATTCAAGATTTATCGCAACATGTAATTATATTAACAAGTTGCCAGACCCAATACTCTCAAGATTTGAAGTCATTAACTTTGACTTTGATAAAGAAGAGGAAACTGAGTTGACAAAGAAGTATATTCGTAGAGTATATGATATTTGCAAACAGGAAGAAATGACAATTGAAAAAGAGGCTCTAGTAGAATTTGTTAGGCGTAACTTCCCAGATCTTAGATCGACGCTTAACAAGCTACAGGGGTTTAAAACTCAAGGTACAAACAATATTACAGTTGGAGATGTAAAGAGATTTAACTCAGTCTATAAAGACGTATTTGAATTAATCTTTAACGAAACAGATCCAGCTAAAAACTATCAGCTTTTAGTTAGTAATTATGCTAATAGAGTAGATGATATTTTACAGACGCTAGGCGAAGAATTTGTAGAATATATACAACAAGAACAATTGCAATCGGTCAAGCATATCCCACAGATCATTATTTCTGTAGCTAAACACCAACAGCAGAGAGTTCATGTAATAGATCCTGTAATCACAATGTTAAGTTGCGTTTATGAGATACAAGGAATAATTAAAGGCTAAAAAAGTGTTAAATAATTTTTCTATGTCAAATATTTTTCGTATATTAGTACTAGAAAAGCATAACAAACATAAGATATGAAAGTGGGAAAACATACACTATTAATCGACGGTAACTACTTTGTCTTCAGTAGACTATTCGTATTACCAAAACCAAAACAAGGTAAACTACTTGCCGATGATAAGCAACGTGCGCAGTTTATGCGTAAGCTGTCTATTGACTTTGCATCAGAAATGCGTAAACTTAAAATGTTCGTGGATGATGTAGTCTTGGCAGTAGATTCTAAATCATGGCGTAAGGACCTATTTCCTGCATCAGATTACAAAGGTACAAGAAAACAAAATCAAACTGTAGATTGGCCATCGGTCTATGCAGTCTATGAAGAGTTTCAAAAGATTGTAGCTAGTAAAGGTGTAACTGTACATCAGATTCAAGGAGCAGAAGCAGATGATGTTATCTTCGGATGGTCTGTTGCTCTAAATGCCAGAGGCAAATCATGTATTGTATGGACTGGTGATAGAGACTTAATCCAGTTAGTAAACTACTCCACAACTAATGACGCACATACTGTCTGGTATTACAATACTAAGAAAACACTATATGCATATAAAGGTTTCCAAAAAGATATGGGAACTTCAGCTACAGCAGAAATATCAAATGATGATATGTTATTTAATATGGGCGGTGGCGCAATGTTGCGTGATGCTTACCAGAACGATATTATGGATTGGGTCAGTGCTAACAAGGTTAAAATAGAAGAGGTTGACTGTGATGAATTTATCTTTAAGAAAATACTTGTCGGTGACAAATCAGATAATATTCAATCAGTTGTAACATGGCAGAAAGAAATGAAGAATGGTAAACTTAGAAACTATTCTATTACTGATAAGACTGCAGCTGTTATTTGGAAGCAATTCATTAAAGAGTATAATGATTTTACAGTAGACTTCTTATTCTCTACTGAAGCAAAAGACGTTCTATCCGATATTATTTATAGAGTAATTGGTCATAGTTCTATTAATCTTATTAAGACAACACTTACCACAAATATTGCTCTGATGTTATTGCATAATAAGACTATTCCAGATCCAATCCTTAAAGCTATTTATGCTGCTATTGAAAAAGACTGGGAAGGTGCAATTGAGTCTAAAGAGTCTATCATGGAGATGGATAAAATACTTGAAGGTACTGATTGGTTAGAAGGAGCTAAGAAGGCTAATTTTGCACCAGACCCATTTGCGGGTATGGATGTTCCAGAAGAACCTAAGTCTCCAATGAAGTTAGTAGGTAAAAAGACTAAGAAACCTGTAAAGAAAGATCCAACTAAAAAACTATTTTAATGACGCTGACAGATTATATTCAAATAGAAGAAATATTGGCTGAAGCGAATGCCCATGGTTTAAAACCTGAAGTTATTAGATTAGCAGGTGAAATAGAAGATACGGGTATTCTAAAAGTAGATGCATATCAACAAGCATTTAGCGAATTAATTGGGTAAACTTTCCCACTTATTAACATATAATAAACATGCTAGACGAAACAAAGCTGTTTGACTTTGTGAAAATAATGTTCACAAAGCCAGCGTTATACAAGAAAATAAAACAACATAATAAAAAGCGACATCATTTCATGATTAATCGTTTTATGTCTATTAAATACCCTAGTAACGCACAACTGTTTAATGTAAATGGTATTAGTGGCGCAAACGTAGTAGATAGTTGGTCAATGTTAGCTTCCAGGTTTAAATCAGTTCCAGGTTGGTTCTATACAAAAACCAAAAAAGCTAAGAAGAATATGGCTGATAAATATAATCCCAGTGAAAGAGCTTTACAAATCTATATGGATAAAAACAATATAGGTAATAGAGAAATTACTGAATTAAAGCAATTTGTCAAAGAGGCATTTTATGCTGATTTGAAAAAAATAGAAGAACAAATAGATGTCTACACAAAATGATTGGTTTACTGAGGTTATCGACATCACACTTTACAAGTACAATTCAATTGACTTAAAACTGTGGGGAATAATTAATAGAGATGTAAAGGCTAGAACTGCTGGTGAAGATAGTATGGTGGTTACCAAGGATCGTATGTTAGAATATTTAAACTACGGCTTTAAACCAGATCTTAATAGATTCCATACAGTTAGTGAAATTAATATCCATAAAGAGGCTACATCTGTGTATTTTATTTGGCAAATACTACAGACAATGAATAATCTAAAGTATATTAAAGTTAATCTAAATAAGAATTCAAGCTATAATAGAATTGTCAAAGTAGATCAAGTTAAAACTATTAAGTATGATATTAAAGTACTTAGAGGAAGTATTCGTATGTTTGATTTATTTAACGAACATGAATTAAAATTATCTAATGTAGTCTTACAAAAGGCGGGTTTATTACAACAAAAACAAAAGTTTGGTGTTTTTAAATTAGCTGATTTTTTAAGAACATTAGACCTATATCAAGACAATAATAATACAGCTGATGTATTAGGAGTAACCAATGCTTTTATTCAAACACTGGAGGGTTATGAGAATGATAATCCAGAAATCCTTTTAATCACCGATTGGGAGTCAGATATATAATAAAAATAGTAGAGCTTTGACTCTTTTAATATGGCAGTAATAAATTTTACAGCGGACACAATTGGAGATTACTTCTTCGCTAAACTACAAGAACCTTATTCTAACGTAAAGAAGGTTACGTCTTGGAATATTCTAGTAGGTGTTAATTCTCCAAATTCAATAGGAACATTAGACCTAGTACAGGGTTCAACTCAAATTGTAGGTACTGGTGTTAATTTTAATCTATCAGAGGGTAATAACTTTATTGTAGGTTCTCAAGTATTTACAGTAGATACAATAAACGGTAATATAATTACTACGGTAGAGCCTGCTGGTTTTTCTGCAACAGGAGCAACATGGTATGAATATCCAGATGGCGACAACTATTTTACTTACGATTTTAAATGGTCTCAAGATACATTAAATTCTGATGGCGGTCAAATGTCAGAATTAAGACCACTTAATAGTGGTATTGGACCTAGAGATTTAATGGGTATTACATTTGACCCTACAAAACCACTTTGGATTGATGTAAGATTAGAAGCATATAGATTATCTAGTCTACATAGTTTAAGTCTTCTATCAGTTACGTTTGAATTAGAAACCGAACAGGGAACTATTCAATCATGCCCACAAATATGTAACGACTGTACAGATCCATACGTTGCTGGATGTACAAATATCGTGGTAGATTGTTCAGACCCAGTTTACGACCCATATAGCCTAAGTAAACCAACCGCAATTTATGAAGAGATTAGTGAGTTATCTGCTAATATGTGGGGCCACCCGGTAAAATACTTTAGAGTAGAACCGGATCAAAGATCAAGAGATGTTATCTTAATGGAATACTCACTCTATAACGTACAGGAACATGGTGATTTAAAAGTACTCGTACCGGATAACGAGCTACCAACTAGAGAATTTCAATATGATATTTTTGGTATGGGCTTTGAAGATTTCGAAATCCATGTTACAAAAGGTCAAATGGAATCAGCATTTGGAGAAGGTATACATCCAAGACCAAGAGACTATATGTATATTCCTAGAATGAATAGAATGTATGAAGTTTCTTCTGTAAGTTTTGCTGATGAGTTTAATCAGAATATGACTTATTGGAGAGTCATGTTGAAAAAATATGAAGAGAGAACTTCTAGTATTGTTGGAGACGATGCAACAGGTCAGGCAATTGGACAAGAAATGGATCAGTTATTTACTGGTGTTGAAGAAGTATTTGGTGAGGAGATTAAAGACGAATACAGACAGTCTACTAAACCAGAACAATATCAAACTGTTTACTCTGAAGTAGGAGATGGTATTAGAGAAAGAATCCATAACGGACTTACAATATCTGATAAAGAGATTAGAAATAAATGGACTATTGTTAGTAAAAATCATTACGATTTAGAATCAGTAAAAGATTTAGGTATTGAGTGCCTAGTGTATAATAAACACTCACAATTACAGGTTACTGATAATTTGGCGTTCTCAGCATGGTTTAAACCTAATTTATCCAATGGAAATGCAGAACAAGTTTTATTTGATGGATTCCAAGATCAAAAGGGATTAAAATTAACAGTGAATAATTCAACAGTTAAAGCATATATTAACGGACTTACATTCTCTTATCCATTTACAGATAATTTAGTAAATGATAATTGGTATGGAATAGTATACAATATAAATAATTCATTTAATAGTACTGGAGCCTATGTTTACAAGCTAAACAATAAGAGTAATACATTGACACAAATGTCAGTATCTGATACTTTAACTGAAGTTATGAATCAGACTATAGATCTTAGTTCACCTATTGGTTGGGTTTCTCCAAAGAAATGGTCTCTTATGCCGGGTAAGTTAAAGATGACCAATATCAGACTATATACAAAGATTATAGGAAAAGATCAACATAAGAATATTTTACAACAATACATTGTTAGAGATAATAGATTAACTCACATTATTGATAACGCAATTCCTTCTATTCAATTAAGAAAGTACAACCAAAGTAGGTAAATTGTAACAATTTGTTACAAGGATTTGCTAGATATATATTATATAATATCATATTATGAGTGAAAAGAAAAGAACGATAGCTGAACAGGCAGACGACATTAGGAAAGAATTAGATGACTTAATTGGAGACTCTCCTCTTGATGTTGAAAACGATCCTAAAGATCTACCTATTCAAGCAAAGCCTACTGCCATGGCACCTCTGGTTAATTACACAGAGCTAAAAGCCGGCGCAACTAAAAAGGCACAAAAGACTATTACGTCTTTAATGAAATTTTATCTCGACGCAGATATTATTGAAAAAGACGAATATATTGCTGCTAAAAAACAGATGGATGAGATGACAATGTCGTCATTAATCTATCAATTACAGGCAGGTGAAAAAGCCCTAACTACTCTATTAGAAACTATTGACTCTGGTGAATTAGCGCCTAGAATGTTTGAGGTGTTAGCAACTCTACAGAAATCAATGTTAGATATTATTAAATCTCAGACCATGTATCTTATGGCCGCAGAGGAGGGTACTAAAAGAATTGCTAGAGATATTGAAATATATCAACAACGAGCAAATCAATCAGAAATCGAAGGCGCGGGCGGAGACGTCGGTAATAAAAATATCCAAAGAGGTACAAAAGACTTAATGGCTGCAATTCAAGCAGGTATTCATGGTGCTAATGAAGAGGATATTGAAGACGTAGAACCAACAGAAGAATAAAATGTCAGACGGAATAGGAGATAATAAATGGATTCCCAAAGAGGAAGGGCCACAGGCAGCCTCGGAGAGAATTGTCTGGTCGACCAGGCAGATCGATGATCTGTTAGTGGCTATGGACCAGGGTTATCGTCCTAAGATTAAGTTACCATTCTACGAGGGTAGACAGTTTCTAAAGAAGGGTAATATCGTATTTGAATATACCGATGAAGAAATTAGTGAGTTAGCTAGATGTGCCAAGGACATTGTCTACTTTGCAGAGAAGTATGCAGTAGTAATGACAGATGAGGGTATTCAACAGGTAAAACTGAGAGATTATCAGAAGGAAATGTTAAGAAATTTCCAGAATGATAGATTTAATATTGTGCTTGCTGCTCGACAAATGGGTAAAACAGTAACTGCATCTATTTTTAATGCATGGTATGTTACTTTTAATATGGATAAGAATACTCTGCTACTTGCAAATAAATCTGATTCAACAAAAGAAATTATTGATAAAGCCAAGACAGTAATTGAGAACTTACCGTTCTTTATGAAACCTGGTATTATTAAATATGATGTCATGAATGTGCGATGTGATAATGGTTGTCGACTAATAGGACAATCAACCACAGCAAAATCTGGTATTGGTTTTACAATCCACAACTTATACCTAGATGAGTTTGCCCACGTCCATCCATCGATAGCTGATTCTTTCTATGAGAATGTATACCCTACATTATCCTCATCGAAAGTCTCAAGAATAACAATTACATCTACACCGAATGGATTTAATAAGTTCTATCAAATCTATGCTGCGGCAGACCGTGGTGATAATGAATACCTAGCGACAAGAATAGATTGGTGGCAACACCCTGATAGAGATGAAGAATGGTATGAAAGAGAATTAGCGAACCTAGGTTCAATAGAAGCATTTAATAAACAATACGGAAATGAGTTCGTCAGCTCATCTAACTTATTATTAGACCCAGTCGATATGAAGAAGATGAGAAAGAGAATGAAGCCATATATTTACCATGACTTTGATGAATTCGATTATATTAGTATTGATACAAAAGGCTTTTTAGAATGGGCTCCTGATTTTGATATAGATACTTGTAAAGATGCAGAAAACTTTTGGGTATTCTCTGTAGATATTGCTGAGGGTAATGGTGGCGACTCTTCCGTAATTAATGTCTTTAAGGTAGATGCTATGAATCCAGAAGAAATTAAAAATGTTGTTAATCCAGGTGCAATGTATGATTTCTTTAAATTTACACAAGTTGCTAGGTTTAAATCAAACGAACATGTTATTGAAGATTTTGCAAAGGTCTTATATACATTATCAGTAGACATATTTAACTCTGAAAACGTGAAGATGATTGTGGAATACAATACTTATGGTACAGTACTATTTCAATACCTAAGAAGTATCTTTCCACAAAGAAATGATTTCGATGATGAGATGATAGTTAAATTTAAGCACAGACATGATGCCAGGACTATAAAACCAGGAATAAAACTAAAATCTGACAATAAAGCTATCTTCTGTCAGAACTTTGCTAAACTTTACAAGATAAATAGATTAGATTTAACAGATGAAGTTACAGTAACAGAAGCATCACTATTTGGTACATTGCCAAATGGAAGTTATGGGGCTCAAATGGGCAATGACGATGTGATAATGACTTGTATTACTGCAACCGAATTCTTTAATACAACAGACTATGCAGATTTTATTGAAGAGCTATTAGATTTCATAGATCCGGACCTATATGATGAGATGGAAAGTATACTATTTAAAGATAATGACCAGGCCGGAGATTTACAATATGATATTTA